GCGCTGACTGAAGGAAAACACGATCGTCGTGGTTCCGCCGGGGTCGCCGCGCTCGCCGCGCGGCCCGCGCAGACCGGGCGGCCCCATCACGGCGGGGCCGACGCCCAGGTCCACGACGCCGCCGGGCAGGCGGACCCGTACCGTGTCGCCGTCGCTGATCTCGGTTGTCATGCTGACACCCGCTCCTCCTCGCGCGGCGCGGTGTCCGGGTCGCTTCTCAGCGGATCGGTCACCCGCGCCTTGACCTCCATCTGCCCGGCCAGCACTGTGACGCCCTCACCGGCGCTCGGCTGGCGGCAGGCCACGTCGTACGACACTGGCCGGCCGGGCGTGAGCCGCGCGGTCTCGTCGCCGCGCAGCCACAGCCGGACGCCGGACTCGTCGGCGGTCCACTCAAAATCGAGCCGCAGTGTGCCGGTCGTGGCAGTGCTCGCCCAGGACCAGGTGGAGACATCGACGGGCTGCCCGTCGTCGCCGAGCAGCTCCACGCGGAAGCTGAAGGGATCTCCAGCGACCGCGCGGAGCGTCGCCGACTTTGGCCAGGCATCGACCACAGCGGGCGCAGACATGAGCTAGACCCGCTTGGGCTCGCGCTCGGGGAAGTCCGGCCCCTCGGGCAGCTCGGGGCGCTCGCCTGGCGTGCGGACCCAGGCCCAGGCCAGCATGTCGCCGTACAGCACCGCGACCCATGTTCCGGGTAGTCCCCGCTCCGGGTAGCGCGGTTCGTAGCCCTCCTCCACCTGCGGCGGCTCGGGGTCGAGCACGTAGCCGGGGAACACGTCGTCACCATCGGCGATCTGGATGCGGCGGGTCATGTTGAGGTCGGGCAGCTCGGGGTGCCCGCCGAGATCCTCCGGGTCGGGTACGACCGGGTAGACCGGCCGCGGCGGGCGGCCGACTGGCGGTAGCGGCTGGCCGGGGCGCTCGGGCCAGCCGGGCAGAATCGGGCCGCCGCCGATGCCGGGCGGCACCTCGGGTAGCCCCGTGTCGGGGTACTCGGGGACGCCGGGCGGGAAGATCGGGCCGCCGCCGATGCCGGGCGGTAGTCCCTGGTCGGGGTAGCGATCCGGCACCCAGACGCGGACCTTTTGATATCCCTCGACGTACATGGTTGCTCCCTTCCTGGGAGGTTCGTTTGACCTGACCGTAACCCGGCCAGGCGGATTCCTAGCGAACGCTGTTGTGACCGCCGCGCCCGACTCGCGCCCACTTCCCCCTGGCCGCCGCGCCGTGCGGGTCGGCAAGCCGCTGCTGGTAGGAGTAGACGTTGCTGTCGAGCCCCGTGAACATGATCACCAGCAGGCCCGTGACCATGTTGGCGGTGATCGTCGCGCCGCTCTTGGCCTTGAAAGCGTTGTCGGTATCGACCTGATACCAGCCCGCGCTCTCGAATTGGTAGTGGACCCGGCCGTCCGACCAGACACACGCCTGGTGGAGCTTGCTATTGACGATGACGCCTGTTGCTGACACTCCTAGGTCTCCTTCCGCTGGCGGGGCGGTCGGCGCCTGCCCCTTGGCCTTGGCGATCACTACGTCCCACGGGAAATTCCGGCCGGGGTCGGTGCGGTCCTGCGGCTGGATATCGACGTGGCCGCACAGCCCGCGCCCGCTGCCCTGAGCCTGGCTCGGCGATAGCCGGACGATCGGGATGTTGTACGCCTTCGCCTCCTCGGCGATCCACGCCGCGCAGTTGTCGAGCAGCACGCCCTTGGACAGCCACGTGTCGCGGGACCAGCCGTTCGCCGCGCCCGCCGGGGTGCACATCTCGATACAGATCGAGACGCCGTTGTAATTGCCCTGCGCCCACGCGGAGTGGTTCCGCTTGACGTACTCGAATAGCTCGCCGCGCGAGGTGTTGTCAGCCGAGACGTGGCTGCTGACCTTCGCCGAGGGATTCGAGAACCAGTTGTAGAGGCTCTGGTTCGTCTGCGCGCCCTCAGTGGTGTGCAGCACGATCAGGCGGACGGCGCTGCGGCCGGTCGAGTAGTGGCTAACGGGCTTCCAGACTCGTCTCAGCGCCATCAGCCGTCGCCCTTTCCGCCGGGGCCGCCCTCGATTAGCGGCGGCTCGGTCGGCTCGTCGCCGGGCGGGTCGGGCGGCACGTCGCGCTCGTCGGCGAGCGGGTCGGGGTCGGGCTCGGGTGCCGCTGTCGGTGCTTCGGTCATGGTGATCTCCTTTCCTTGCGGACCACGCTAGCCCCGGCCCCCGACATCGGATGCTGGGCTGTGTCGTCCTCTGCCCCCTCCGAGAGCAGCGGGATAAGCGCATTCAGGTTGCCGACGCCGCCGCCCGTGTTGGCCGCGATGACCATGCTCACTGCGCCGTTCGGGCCGAGAACGATCTGCACGAGCTGAATCGGGGACGCCGTGTTTCCCGCGTTGCCCATGATGTTGTACCGCCGGGCCTGGCCTCCTGGCTGGCTCACCCAGCAGTCTTCGGTCATGGCCGGGAAGGTGTAGGTCGCTGGTGTATTCGCATTCCAGTGCCCCTGGAAGTCGATTTGCACGCAGCCCATGAACCCGACCCGCCGGTACCGGAACCGGACACCGGCAGCCAGCCCGCCCGGCGGTGCCAGTGTCACCCACGGCCCGAAGTCGAAATCCGGCGCGGGTCCGGCCGGTCCCACGGGTCCCTGCGGGCCGGGGTCGCCCGCCGGGCCGCGAGCGCCCTCCGGTCCCTGGACCATGCCGGGACTGACCCACGACTCGCCGCCCGGCCCCTGGTCGGCGACGTACACCCACAGGTGCCCATCGGTGTAGACGAACGCCCACCCGGTTTCCACCTGGAGGTCATTGAGCGGGCGGCCCGGCCCGTCCCACCCGGCTTCCACGAACCCGTCTGACGGCAGCTCGTCGGGAGTCCGCACCTGGCCGAACGAGCCGACGATGAGGGTCGCCTGGCCGGGGACGCCGCGATCGCCTTCGGGTCCGCGCGGTCCTTCCACCCCGCCCGGTCCCTGCGGCCCCTCCGGTCCCGGTATGCCTTGCTCGCCGGGCGGTCCCGGCGGACCGCCGGGGTCGCCTGGTGCCCCTTGCGGTCCCTGCGGCCCGTCCGCGCCGGGCGGTCCCTGCGGGCCTGGCGGCCCCTGCCCGCCGCCGCCGAAATCGGGATCGCGGGGAGTCAGCTCCAGGTCGTCGCTGCTGCTGGCCCCGGCCGGGACGGTGATCGTCGCGAGCCTTACGCCGTGCTGGCCGCCGCCGCCCGCGTCGAGCACGCGAAGCGCATAGGTGGCGGTCTCCGGGTCGGTGATGACCGCCCACAGCTCGTCGTCGCGCTCGTCGTCGGGGTCGCCCGGCTGGACCGTCACGCTCGCCGCGACCGGCGACGTGAGGACCGCGATCGTCTCGTCGCCGCAGTCGGCGAGCGCGAGCCAGTCCGCATCGACGGTGATGTCCAGGCCGCCGCCGGGGGTCAGCCTGACCGGCGTGACGATGCCGGTTCGCGTCCCGGCGAGCGCGGTGATCACGAGCCGGTCGTCCCGCGCGGCGTAGCGCCCCGCCTGGCCCCAGCGCAGCAGCCCGCCCGGCGTCGTCATGACCCGATGTCCTCGACGGTCAGCACGCACTGGGGGCCGGTCTGCGCGGCGCTCGTCGGCCGGTACAGCCCGGCGAACAGCAGCCAGAGGCGGCCATCGAACACGCGGTTGACCCGCTGCGCGGACGGGTCGTGCCGGAACACATACTCGCAGGACGCGGGCGCCTCCCGGTTGGTGACCGCCCACGGGATCGCCCTGGTCCGCATGAGCTGTGACGCATCGGACGGCTGCCCGGCTGTCCGGTACCCGACCCCGATCCGGCCCTGGAGAGACCCCTCGATCGACGTGCAGCCGTGCGAATCGAACCGGACCCGGTACCACTGGCCGGGCTCCATCACGCACATCAGCGACGCGGTGTTGATCCCGTTCGCCTGACCCCAGCTCGTGTAATTCCAGCCGCCCAGGCCCACGTCGAAACTCTGCGTGGTGTACGACAGGAGCCGCCGTTCCAACTGCGCGTCGGCGGGGATGATCGTGAACTGGCTGGCTAGGTTCGCGTTGACCGGGACGGTGATGTAAGCCAGCGGCAGCCCGAACCGGCCGAACGTCTGCCCCTCGGTCAGCACCGACACCGACCATGTGCCCTCGTCGGGGTTGGTGTCGCACCAGAGCACGTCCTGGCGCGGCTGGCCGGTCGGCGGTCCCGCGAGCGCCTGCACGGGCAGATCCTCGCGGGCGCCGACGACCGCGCTCGTGCGGTCCCCGCAGGTCGCCACGCCGAGCCAGCCGCCGCGCAAGATCAGCGTGAGCCCGGCCCCGGCCTCAACGACGGTCGGCGCTACCAGCCCGATCCGGCCACGGGTCACGGCGGTAATCACGAGCCGGTCGTCTACCGCGTCGTATGACCCGGCCTGGCCCCAGGCCAGCTTTCCGCTTGGCGTCGTCATGATCTCGGCCCTCCTAGTGCCGTTCCATCGGCCCGCTTCGGAACACCTGAGCCAGCGTCGTGTCCAGGCGGCCGAGCTTGCGGAACATGGTCTCTCGGGTGGCGGGCGGGGGCATCTGCCCGACGACCGACCACGTTGCGATGCCCTGCCCGGCGTTGACCTCGACGGCGGTCAGCCGACCGTCGAAGTCGAGCCCGGCGGGCAGCAGCGGGGTAACCGCGCGGATCGTCACCGTGTCGCCCGGCCCGTACTGCGTGATGGGCGGGAACCCCTCGGGCGGGCTCGCGGTGAAGTCGAGCGCCGGCCCGGCGTTGCGGGTCGCCATCGTGTCGGCGCGCTCTTCCAGCGTGGACAGCAGCACCGTCCCCGGCCAGTCGTCTACCCGGTCGAGCCGGGGAAGCCCGGCCTGCGGCCGACGCACTTCCGCGACCGGGCGGGGCGGCGGCTCCTCGCCCTCGTGCTCGGCGGGGGTGTCGCCGACCGCGAAGGTGTGCGTCCGCATCTGATCGCTGTCCCACTGGGCGCGGTAGCCGAGCGCCGCGCCGGGGATCGCGAGCCCCAGCCCCGCGTGATCGCTGCCCACTCGCGGGTAGGCGATCCGCAGCAGGCACACCGGCCGCCCGCTGATCATCCGGTACTCGGCGCGAAACTCCGGGCCCTGGAGCACCCCGGCGAGGTTCGTCAGGAGCTGCCCGCGGCTGCCCGACTCCAGGTATTCATACTTGCGGTCGCGGAGCTGTCCCGGCCCCGGCTCGGTGATGATCTGCACCCCGACATCCTCAACGGGCTGCGCGATGTCCCGCGCGATCCCGGTCTGTTCCGCCTGGCGGTACTCGCCGAACGGGTACACGTCCCACGCGCGCCGCAGCAGGTAGCCGGGCAGCTCGGTAAGCGTGACCTGCACGTGAGCCGATGCGTGCTGGTCAGCCGCCCCGGTCGGCACCCCGCACCAATAGGGCTCGCCGTCGTAGAACGCCCACAGCCGCCAGGACCAGAACTGCCGGATGCGGTCGGCCTCCAGGCCGCACGGCAAGTTGAGCGTGACGTTCCCGTAACCGAAATCCGACAGCCGGGACATGCAATAGAACCCGGCGGCGTCCACGTTGCCGAGCGGCACGTTACCGATCATCGTCTCGGCCCAAAAGGTCCACTGGCCGGGCAGCGGGACGACCGGCCGGGGCTCCAGCGCGAGCGGCAGACCGGCGGGCGCGATCATGCCCACGCCGATCGCCAGGCGAGCGCGATTGACCCGGAGCCCACCGCGCGCAGGTACCAGCGCGACGAGCTGCCCGCCGGGATCGTCATCGGCCGCGAGCCGGGCAGGATGTAGCTCGCCCGCGACAGCGCGCCGGGCGCCTCGGCGGCGAGCGTCGCCGTGTAGACGAGGATTTGCATCCCCTCGCCCAGCGCCGCGAGGCGGATGATCCCGCCGTGGTTGTCGGCGAGCACCGATTCGGTCAGCTCGCCGACGTACAGCGCATAGACCGGCGCGGGGACGTTCCCGCTGTTGGTCAGCACCGCCGAATTACCCACGTATGAGCCCCGGTACCGCCATGAGTAGTCGCGGTTGTAGACCCGCCCGGTGTCCTCGGTGACGTTGACGAGCTGCGCGCCCTGCCACTGCGCGTCGTACAGCGCCGGGTCGGCGGCGGTGAGGGTCACCTGCCACTTGAATCCGCCGCGCCCCAGCGGCGAGACCCGCAGCCGTTCCGTGCCCGCCCGCACGTCAGCAGTGAGCACCCGGTCTGACCCCAGCTCGCCGATCACCAGCTCGGCGGGCTCGCGGGCGACAGCTCGGGCGGCCAGCTCGTGCCGCACCCGCGTCAGCAGCTCGGCCGGCCCGGCGGCGGCCCCGCTGATCACGATCGTCCGCTCGCGGACCACCTTCGGCCCCCAGGCGGTGCCATCAGAGATCACCCGCGCCACGTCGTTGCCCTCGACCGGCGGCCCGTCGAGCCAGCCGTCCACGTTCTCCACCACGAGGCACAGGCCGCTGTCCAGCTCGCCGCTGTTGAGCGACAGCCCGTCCCAGATGATCGGCACCAGGCCCGCACCGGCCGGAGGCGGGATGACGGGCTCGGCCAGGTAGCCCCAGTCGAAAGCGCGGTCGTAAGCGCGGGTCGCGGCCACCGCGACGCCCGCCGCCAGCACTCTGCGCCCGGCGTCCATCAGACATCACCCCCGGAGGCGGCAGCCCACGCCAGTTCGCGGGACACCATCGCGGCTATCTCCCGCTCGTCCTGGCCGGGCTGCGGGTAGACGTTGATCGTCGTCGCGCCCCCGGCGTTCATCCCGGCAGCGTCGAGCCCAGCCGCGCCTAGCGGGGACCCAGCGACGCGCGGCACGTCGAGATGGGTCGCCCGCGACCAGCCGACGTTGAGCCCCTCGGCGAGATCCTCGCCGATGCCCATCGTCACCTTCGACGGCGAGCCGATGCCGAAAGCGCCCTTGAGGGTGTTGATGATCGGCGCGCAGACGTTCGCCTGTATCCAGCCGAGATGCTGACGGGCGGTCTCCAGGCCGCGCTTGAGCCCCTCGACCATCTCCTGACCGAAATAGATCGTGATCGTGGACGGCGAGCCGATGCCCAGGCCGCCCTTGATCATCGACGTAACCGGCCCGGTCACATTCGAGGAGATCCAGCCGCCGAGCCCGCGAGCTGCTGACAGCCCGGACTTGAGCCCCTCGACCATGCCCGAGCCCGCCGACCGGGCCGCGCCGACCATGGAGGAGAACCCGGACGACACGGCGCTTTGCATCTGGCTCATACCGGCGCTGGCCACGGATTTCATCTGGTTCCAGCCGCCGGACACCGCCGAGGTCATCGCGCCGTGAGCTGACTGGACGACCCCGGCCAGCGAGGAGAACGCGGCCGACACCGCGCCGCCGAGCAGCCCCGCGACCGCCGAGGCAGCGGAGCCGAGCGCGCCGAAGGCGGGGATCAGCCCCGGTGAGTTGCCGGTGATCCAGTGCCAGAGGGTTTGCACCACGCCGGTCAGCCACTCGATCGCCGCGCCGAGCGCCTTGAGCGGGTTGACCACCTGGGCGGCCTGCGCGCCGAGCGTGAGCAGCTTGAGCGGAATCTCAATGATCGGGACCAGTACCTTCGTGGTCACGTCGAGCAAGAAACCGATCACGCGGATCAGGCCGGTGATGACCGGGACGATCCCGCCCATCGCGGAGCCTGCCCCATCGACCGAGCCGGATAGCTGGACACCGAACAATTCGGCGATCTGGCGCAAAAGGGGCGAAAGGTTCTTTAGCGCCGGGCCGAGGGCGTCGCCTAGCGCCTTGATGATTTCCCATACGGCGCTGCCGAGAATCTTGAGGGCCTCCCAGACCGCCGACACAGCGGGCTTGAGCCCCTCCCATAGCGCCTTGCCCATCGCGATGACGCCCTCGCGGAAATCTGAGCTGGCGACGAGCATCGCGCCGACAGCGGCGACGACCCCGAGAATAGCCAGGCCGACCGGGTTCATCGCGGCGGGCAGCAGCCCGGCGGCCCCGCCCATCGACCCGATTCCGGGGACGGCGGCGACAGCGGACCCGGCGAGCTTGCCGATCCCGCCGGTCACCATCGTCAGCGGCCCCATCAGGTTTTGCAGCAGCCCGCCGAGCACGGGGATCTGGCCG